CCCACCTCAGCCCCAAACGACCCAGCCGCCTCAGGCCACGCAGTCTCTAATCTCGGCTGATCACGGCCAGTTACCGCCAGTTCAGGCTGGTCAGGGTCATCTGAGATAATCCTGAGTTGGGTCGGGGACAATTCTGTTCGCGTATAAAAAAACGGTTTTGATTTTTTTATTTCAATTCCGTTATCGCGTAAGGCTTCGGCGCGTGCATGCCCCTTGCTTATTGCCTTTGCGCTTGAATATAAATGTGCGCGAGTGTTATTGCATTTAGCGCATGATGGCACCAGGTTTTCTAGTTCGTGTCCGCCGCCTCGATCAACTTCGATTAGGTGATCTGCTTGTGTGGCTGGTTGTGTGCCGCACCAGTGACATAGTGGATTGCCTCGAAGTATTACCTGCCTGTTTTTCAGGTACCGCCCGTCTTTGTGCGCAAGACTCATAATGCGCTAGCGCGCGCTGTCGCGCTTGCTCTCGGTTTGTTTACGCTGGCCATGTTGTCAACTTTATGTTTGTGGTTTGTTTTTCGTATGTTAATTTTTGTTGCTGTGATGTAAGCCTAATGCGAAATGCCCGCCCACTCGTTGCCTCACCGAGTACCCACTACATTTCAAATTGTTGCCCGATCATGTGTCACCACATAGATCGTCTACCCTCGTTGCCGAGTGTTACACCAACCGCGCTGCAAAACGCTTAGGTCTATTGTGCCCGTACTAGTTATCTGTAATCAGTGTTTTTCGCGATTCGCCCACCAAACGCGTTTTGCTGTTGCTTCAATCGCCCAACGCAAATATTTGTCTGTCTCGGTTTCATCATCGCATGGCTTCACAAACGCTTGACGCATCTGCTGGCAACGCAACAACGCTTCTAACATTTCAACATCGGTCATCGCGGTTCACTCGCTTTCAACGCATCAATCACCTTCGAAATGTCTTGTTTAGTTAAATCGCTTGTCGTGTTTATTTCGCGACCCAAAGTAGCAGAACAAAATGTTTTCAAATCGTCACCTTTTAAACCTTGCCCGTTAGCCAGCGCACGCATCATGCCCATTTGCTTAGGTGTTGGATATTCGCGCGGTTTTTCCTCAGGGAACGGCACTTCGACATCATGCAACTGCACAACTGGCGCCAATGGTTGGCGTGACTGTGCGGCCATAACTTCATCACGCGATGCCAACGATTTATTTGCACCAATGCCCGCATAAGCCAACGCACGCCCAACAGCGCTGGTATATCCGACTTCCGATTCACTGAACTTTGTGTACGGTGTGCGGCCTGGATATATTTCGCACGCTGACGCGATCACTGGAATCGGGTCATCAGGATTACGCCAAATCGTGACGGTGCATCGAATAAAACATGATTTGTCAGGCATTTCAATCACTTCGCGCGCTGTTTCCTGTATCCGCATTTCAGGCCAGCGTTCAAACGCTATTTTTAGCCGTGTCGCAACATCCACATAGTTATCCATAAAATTTTGTGTCATGCCAACACCAACCGTTCACGCAAAGATTTCATGTCATGCAAATCAGATTGTGGAATCCACCAAGATTCGCGTTTACATGCAGGAATTTTGCCATCGTTAGGTGAACGCCAATATTTATCTAAACGGCAATCAACAGCGTCACGCCAACCATTTAACAAAACCGTTTGTTCACCAATATTGCAGACAGTTGACACAAATGGCGCTGTTTGATTGTTGTGCGCGTTCAAAATCAAATGACCTGCACGATACAGCGTGCCCTTTACTTCAATGCCGTTAGACAAATCAGGCCGATCTTTCTGATACTCAAATGGGTATGTGTACGGAACACCAAAATATTTATGTACAGCCAATTCAGACATCACACCAACCAAAGTTTTAAACGGTGTTTCAGGTGATGCCGTCAAATCGGTGCGCTGCTGATATTTGATGGCGCTTTCATCGCGCGATTTTGCACATGATCGACACGCGACCATTTCGTCATCGGTCAGTTCAATCAAATATTTGCTAATTGGCACGAAACACCTGGTTTTCTAAACGCTGAATTTCTGCCGATTGATAGTTGCTGCGATCCTGCAAAATTCGAATGTCGGTATCACGCGCCGCCAATGCTTCGCGCAAATCGGTGATGATGCTGCACAAATATTTGATTTCAATGCGCGCCTGGTTGCATGTGTCAATTAAATCTGAATCGTCTAGCGCGTTTGAATCGTCAATAATCCACTGCAATTTTCTTAGTGTGCTGCGTGCCGCCAATTCGTGCGGTTGCACTAACGGGACTCTGTTGCCAGTAATTTCGTTCATTACTTGCATTAGTGCTTTAAACTGTGGATCAGTTCTTGGGTCGATGTTCTCGGTCATCTTTAGCCTTTCGTTTGTTGGTGACTGACATTATCAGGTAGGTGTACGCAGTTAGAACAGATGCCAAAAACAGGTGTTTTAAAGTGACCATGCGCGCCAGCCTTCGCTGTATCGATAAATAGCCAACGCTGAACGCAAATTGTGTTCTAAATCAAACAAATCGTCACATGTTCTGATCAAACCGTATGCCTGCAAATATCCGTTTGGCCAATAACGCGATGGCTTGCACCAAAACTGATTAATTTGCATAGCGCCGTTTGATCCGCCATTTGGATCGGTTGCGTTAAACGCATCAGGTTGGCATCGTGATTCACGGTAGGCAATAGCGACGACTGTGGCCAGTTCATGTTCAGGAAATCCGACATGTTTAGCCATGTTAAACACCTTGCCACAAGCGTCAGGTTGCGTTATAGGCGTAGTTTTGACGGTTGTGGTAGGTAGTGGCGCAGGTTGTTCTAGACCCTGCCAAACCGTGATTGGCGCTGGTTGTTTTTCTTGTGCAGTTGGCGCTGGCGGTTTTGCCAACATAAATATTGACATGGCGCTAATGAATAGCGATATGGCTGTTTTTGTTATGAGTGTCATTTAGACCTACTTTCTCGGTAGGTCAACCAGCCTAGACAGATTGCGGTGCGGCTTTCGGTGATGGGCCAAAAACCGCGCTAAATGCCTGTTTTACGGCCTCAGGGTCGTGCGCTAAACGCGGTTCTATTTCCACATGCCACCAGTCGCCATTCTCAAATTTGCCTGCCTGCCATGTGCCACGATCACATTTCCAACTGCGTGTCAACGCGTAGTCGATCACAAGTTGTATGCCTAGCGTGTCTGCGTTTTCTAGCAATTTGTTCATGTATGCCAGCGATATTTTGCGGCCGTCTTGCCGTCCGCGATTTTGTTGTGCTTGCCATCTGTACGACAAATCTGCTGCTAGGCCGCGCGCATGATTGCTTATAACACCTGGTTTGCCGCGCACATCACGATTGACGAATGTGCCGTTGTTCCATAATGATCCGTCAGAATGTCGACAACACAATTCTGCCCATTTGTTCATTCCAGCCAACGCCGATTTAACGACTGGTTGCGCGGTGACAATATACGGTTTAGTCATCTGACGCTATTGGTTTGTTTTTGATGCCGTTTGATGCGACAAGACCTGACAAAGTACCAGTTAAAAACACGACAATAGTTGACATTAAATCTATAAACGCTGCGTCGTTTGGTGATTGCTCAAGTGGTTGCGACACAAATAACAGGCCCCAAATCATGCCCAAAACAATCAAACTAAACACGATTGCTAACAACACGCCAACTGTTACGACCATGCGCGCATGCAATTCGGTTGGTGTGTATCTGTGTCGACTCATGGTGTTATGCCACATCGATCAGGCACATTACAAATAACGGTTCGTGTGCGTGCTTTTTCTTGTTGTGTGTTTGTTTTGCTTGTGGCGCAACCAGCGCACAATGCGATTGTAAGTAACCAGTAGCGCACATTGTTACTCGTTGTCAGGCTCGATTGTTAGCGGCGGCACAAATTCGTCTAGGTCTGCATTATATGTCCACCCGATGCCAGCATAAACGCCTCGAATTGTTCCGTTGTATGAAGTGCGTTTGACGGAAAGATTTGGATTGTTTAACTGTGCCGTGTAGAACGCTTCCCACGCTTCTGTTGAACCACCAACTTCTGTGCCATCTGTGTCGGTCTGTGTAATGTTTTCATCAACACCCGTTATTACTTGGATAACAATGTTGCGTTCGTCAATGATTGCGTAGTGTGCCATAATTTATGTCCAACTTACTGTGCCGCTACCAGCCGTAAAAGATACGACTGTGTAACTTCCGTCTGTTGCTGATGATGATGTTAAACCTGCACCAACAGTTATAGTTGCAGCGCTAGTTAAATATCGAAGCACAACTAGACCGCTGCCGCCTGTAGTGCTAAATACTGCGCCGCCCGAACCGCCGCCACCGCCGCCACGATTTGCTGTCCCGTTTGTACCTATGCCACCAACGCCACCTGCGCCGCCGCCGCCTGAACCGCCACTACCTGCAGAAGTATTGTCTGCGCCACCGCCACCGCCGCCGCCATAAGTAACTGACGAACCCGTAATGCTTGACGCTACGCCTGCCCCGCCATTTGGTGCGCCACTTCCACCAGTAGCACCGACTGCACCTGCGCCACCACCACCACCACCACGATATGGATTGACATTACCTGCAGCGTCACCGCCAGCATAACCTTGATTAGTTGTACCGCTTGCACCAAGACCGCTTGGATTACCGCCACCGCCACCACTACCGCCCGTGTCGCCATCTTTGCTTAAAGCCGCATTTGCAGCATTACCACCACGCCCACCACCTTGAGCAGTAATAACAAAAGTGCTTGTATTTCCGCTGCTATGTTTTGCACCACCCGCACCAACAACAACAGAATAATTAACATTTTTTGCGATTGTCAAAGCACTTTCTAAACTGCCGCCACCGCCTGTTGCTGTAACGGTGCAACGCATACCGCCACCGCCACCGCCGCCGCTGCCGTTGCTGTTACCAATTCCACCGCCGCCGCCACCACCTAAAACAAGATAATCGACAGTAAAAGTAGCAGCGCCACCGCTAAAAAAAATAGCAGCACTAGCACTAGTAAAATAAAGCGTGCCACCTCCCCATTGTGCCAACGCTAATGAGCCAGCAGTAGTAACAGTTGCCGTGCCTGCCGTAATCGTACAAGTACCTGCACCAATGTTTTGAATAAACAAAGTGTCGCCTGCAGCAAAAATATTTGTGTTTACCGTAATAGTTGTCGCGGTTGCTTTGTTCATCACAACGCGCGTGCCTTTGTCAGCCGCAACTAAAACATAACTATCGGTTTTGGTGCTAACAGTTTGGTTATATGCGTTTGTTTGCAGCGTGGTCATTTGTGCGGCCGTTAAAACTTGACCTGCTGTGAATGTTTGTAATGCCATAGTGTCCTTTACATTATCCTAAAACATTTGTCGAATCTATGATGCCATAGGTCAGATCGTCCAAAATCAGTTCATAAACAATGGTTGTTGGTGCCGTAAAATACATGACCGAATGGCCGTTGTTGACGGTGATGGTGTGTTCTATGCCTTCGACACTTAATTCCTGCGCTAGTTGTGTTGTGCCTGATCCGCTGGCAAATGTTTTTTCAATGGTGATTGTGTCGCCTATATCGACTATGGCGATTGTGTCGCGCTGCGCTGTAGTCAATTTGTTTAGGTTGGTTCCAACGGCTGTGTAGCGTGCCTCAGGTTCAGGTGATAGCAGATAGTTGGCCAGCGCCAGCGCTGCTGTGTCGTTGTGCAGCAACGAATCTGTGATGCTGGTTGTTTGTATAAAATATTTTGCTTGGCTGGCTGCGTCATCTGCGATTTGTTGGTTTCCGCCGACGATGGCGACCGCCGCGCGATTGATGACTTGATCCGCTTCGAATGATACGCCTAACGAATCAAATTTGAAATTTGTGCCGTCATCATGAAAATCTGCGACTGATGCGCTAAGTGTGTTGCCGATTCGTGGTTGGAATGTTAGGTCGCCGTCACGGGACATGAACAATCTGCCTTGTTCAGCGGTGTTGATCCGTGTGCAGTATTCAAGAACATTTGTGCCTGCTGGAACTGTGAACGCGGCCGCGCCGCCAAGTGTTTGTGTGCCTGTGTTGATGTCGCGTTGTGCTATCGGGAAATCAACTTCGGGCAAATCCAAGACTGCTGACAGTCGGACATTTGACAGTTCCTCTGACACATTAAATTCGTTCATGTAGGTTTGGGCCAACAAATAAAAATCGTCTGCACAATAAACGGTCACCGTATCCAAACCACCTAGCGCGAAGTTGTAGTCATAGTTAACGATGTAGCCGTTGAACAAATATTCTTTGACATTGGTTGCCGAATATCGTGCTAGTCGCACTTTGCGCATTGGTGCTAAACCTGGTTGCGCTGTTGACGGATCGTAATAGGGACTAAGCGAATCGAACGGATTAAAAATTCCTGTTGTGTCCAACATATTTAGCGTCATTGTTCCTGCGCTGAACTGGTCGCCTTGATCGCGTCTGCCGCGTTTCACGCTGATCAAATTAATGCCTGTCGTTACATCAGCAAAATTGGTTGTGCCGTCCAAAACATAAATTGTGTTGTCTAATACGCCTTGCACCGCATCATCAAGTGTGAACGCATCTTGAACAAATCCTGTGTCAATTTCCAGGCTGTAATTACCAGCACCAACAATCGCTGTGCCTGCCATTATGCAACCTGAATTTGTGCTGGCCCTGCTGACCTGTTGTATGCCCGAATAGCGTTGACTACCGCTTGGCCGATCTCGGCGCTAGTCGATAAACCGCCAGTCACATTAATTGTCACATTTCCCATGCCACCACCACGACCCAATGGCACAACCGCTTCGGGACCTTTTTCGCCAATCATGGCAAGTGTTGGCGATGTCACAATTCCGCCTTCGGCCAACATCGGTATTTTTGGCACTTCAAAACCTTTGCCACCAAAACCTGGTACCCAATCAGGAAATTTGAACGCCAATTTGCCGATAGTGCTGTTCCACAGTTTGGCGATGGCGTTAAAAATTGATCGATAAATATTTAGAACGCCTGAAATGTAATCTTTTAAAAAATCTAAACTGGCCGTCACGCCATCTTTAATAAAACTGAACACCGCGTCGACTGTTTCGCGCACGACATCAAATTTTTTGTAAAGAATAACTAACGCCGCAACGAACGCAACAATGCCCAAAATGACTAGCGCAATCGGATTGGCTGACATAACAAAATTGAACGCAGCCTGCGCGCCTGTGGCGATCTGTGTGGCGATAGTCCAGGCTTTAATCGCGACATTGGCAACCACGATGGCGGCCGCAAAACCGCCGATCACGCCAGCAATAATCAAAAATGTTGTCGTGTTTTCTTGTGCCCATTCCGCCATCGGTTCTAACAATTCCAACAATTTCTGCAACACGGGCAACAATGCCATTCCTATTGATTCTTTCGTTTCGTCCATCGCTATTTTCATGCCAGCCATACGGCCCTCAAATGACATCGCCGCTGTTGTCGCAGCACCACCAAACGACACCGCCAACGCGTCAGTTATTTCTTGCATACTTGACGACGAATCAATCACATTTTTAAGCGATGGGTCTAATTTTGTTAGCGCAGCGGTTGACCCGTTATATGCTTTGCCTAACGCCAGCGTCACCGTTTCCAAGTCTTTGCCTGTTGCCGCGCTGATGTCCAACGCCGTGTTCATCAAATCTTGTGCAGCCTCAACCGATCCAGTCGACCTAACTAAATTCGACATCGCTGGCCTCAACTGATCATCAGCGACCGCGAACGCGCGTGACATGCCAGAAATAAAATCCTCATTGGCGGCGATTGCTTCCTCAGTAGCGCCAGCGCTAGTTCGCAACTGTTGCGCTAAAAGTTCCTGCGCTTTTTGATCCTCAACAGCCGATTTAGTTGCCAAACCTAAACCTGTGGCCAAACCACCCAAAACACCAATTGCAGGCAACATCGCTTTTTTTAACGCAAACGCAGATTTAGCGCCAGCGCCTTCCAACTGTTTAAATTCGGCCATCGCTTTCGATATGCCTTTGCCATCAAATTCTGTGACAATGGGTATAGATACAGCCATTAGTTCAATTCCTTTCGCACGCGTTCCATAAGTCGATCAATCAATGTTTCGACTTCGCCTTCAACTTGGTTTTTGTTTCGTTCCCATGCTGGCCAAACAAACCGTGATGCGGTGCCATATTTGGCGCTTAAACTTTGCACCATTTGACCGCCTTGTCGTGTTGGCACTTTGCCTTTACCTGACATGTCCAACAGCGCCGCACTAGGGCCTGTGTAGCGCACAAAAAATGTTGCCAGGTTTGTTGACGCGCCACGAAATTCCCTGACCTTTTTGCCTGATACACCTGACGCAACTTTGTTTTGTTTGTCGCTGTACGGAAACATTTGAAAACCTGACGCTGTTGTCCATTTGCGCGCCATTCCTGATAACGGTGCGGATTTAGGCAATTTGGCTTTGATGTCGTTTGTAACTGGTGCAGTGATCTGTTTGAAATCTTTTGTCAGATCGCGGCGCGCTTGTTTGTCGATGCTGTTCAACACGCGCAACGCATCTTTGACACCGACAACTGTTGTGGTTGCGCTAATGCTGTCAGCCATTTCGGGCCTTGCGTTCTTTGTTGATCAATTCGATGACCGTGTTCATATCGTCGATCTCAAACGATATTTCAGCAGGCCAAAAACCAGTCGCCACAAGAATCTGCGCTAATCCGTAGCGGTATGAACCGCGTCTACTTTTGGGTCATTGACCGCCTTAGGCAGACAAGACTTTAACGATTTCAAATAATCATCAAACATGGCTGGAACCGTGACACCTGACATTTTTGATGCTTCATAAGCCAAATATGCCAAATCCTCTTGCCCGATAGCGCTGCCAAGTTCTGATGCTTTTCGCTTGTATTTGCGTTCCCACAAAACAGTCGTGAACAATGTTGTTTCGACTGTGACTGGATCGCTTCCATCTAGGAATTGAACTTCTAGTGATAATTGCATTATTTGCCTTTCTCGGTACAGCCTTTATAAGACTGGCTTGTTTTGTTAATTTTCAGCGGCCAATGCCGCGCGATCATGCGACCGCTTTAGTCAATACGCCGCCAGTAAATGTCAGCGTGATTGTCGACAGTTCGCCAAGTGATGCGTTGATCGGTGTGTGCGACTCAAGATAAGCGCCTGTCAGCGTGTAGATCGGATTTGTTGCCGATGCCGCGCCAGTTGCTGGTGCAAGCACAATGTTTGTTTGAATACCAACCAAACCATAAATTGTGGCCTCAGTTTCGCTGCCTGCGTAGGATTGATACAGTTCAATTTCAACGCTGTTGTTTTGCAACGATGTCACCGATGATGCACCATATTTGCGTGCCGTGTCACCGAACGCGGTTGTTTCTAGTTGTTCGTAAACATAGTTCAATGTTGCGCTGGTGCATTGGTCGCGCAAATCAACGCTGTTGATGGTCACATTCGGATTCGATAGGTAGACGCTGGTAGCCATGTTTTATTCCTTTTCGTTTGTGTCTTTAGTTTTAGCAGGTTTTTTGACAGTCTGTGTGGATATATGACCGCCTTCAACTAGCGCATCAATGTTTACGCCATCTAGATCGGCGCTGGTGACAACATCGCCAGGTTTAAAACCTGCGAGTCTTGCCGATGTAACTATGTAATTTGCCATGTTTGTTTCCTATGCCGTTTGTGCTTGAACATTTGCGGTCACTTCGTAACTTGGATATTCAACGCCGCCTATAAGCGTACTAGTCGGCCTGCCATCGGTAACGGCAATATTGGCCGCCAATACCTTCGACATGATGTTGAGTAGCGATCTTTGTGCATCTAGGTTCGCTGGCCCTAGCGTGATGATTTTGACGGGAAACATTAGTTTGACGATGTTGTAATTCCAAGCGTCAAACGATGGCGCGTCAATGAACACGCATGGCGGCACAAGGTTTCTAGGGTCGTTCACTACCTGTAGGCCGCTAACGGCCGTCAGCGTGGCTGTCAAATCGTCTAGCGCCTCATTAAACAGATCGGTAAATGCAACAGGCATCAGGCCACCTGTGGACGGTCGACACCTAACAGTTGTTTAACCAATGGCGACAAACCGTTTGTTGATCCTGTCGACATGCCGTCAAATGATGCAAAGTCTGTTATTGATCCGCGTTGGCGGTACAGCGCGCCACCATACATGATGGTTGCTAGTTTGACATCTTGGCTTGGCACAACTGTCAGCGAATCAAAATATCCGACTTCCTGCCTTCGGCGGTAACAGAACGAATTTGCAGCGGCCGCGCAAATTGTTAGAAATGTTGTGTCGCCTGCCGTTGCTGTGCCAATGCCGATCCAATCT